CAGTCTATGGGTACAAAGGTAGCGTATAGAGAACTGTTAGAAGGTTATTTAGATAGACACTCAGGTGTTACTTAGAGCTACCGTATTTAGGTACACCAAGTTTATTAAACATAGTTTTTCTTATTTTACCAGCTTTATATGCACTGGTTTTCCAAGGTAAAGCTGTTTTACTACTCGTTTTATTAGTTAATTTGTTAGCAATATGTTTATGTTGTGCAACTCTTTTAGAACGTTCAACACGACCTAAGCCTTTTACATCATCATATTTCATTACTTACCTAATTTTTTTTTAGCAAATTCTTTTACAACAACTAGAGCAGCTGATGCACCAGATAGTGCAGCTAACTGTAATGCGTTAGCATCTACGCCTACTAGAGGAGCAACTGCTAAAGCACCTATAAATGCTTCTACAAAAGTCCAGCCAGTTTTTTCTAATATTGATTTGTATTCTTCACTCATTTAATATCCCTTGTATATATTATTACTTGATACTGTACCGTATATGTTAGCATCTTTTTTCTTTTTTTTCGGTTGTGACATAGCCCATTTGCCTACATCATAAACATCTTTAGCTATCATTGCAGTACCTATACCAGGTATTAATCTTGATGCACCTTTAGCTGCAACTTTAACTATAGTTTTAGCAGTTTTTTGTGCAGTTTTATTTTTTAATTTATATTCTGAATATTCTTTAACACTCATATTTACACTATCTGCTGTAAAAGATGCAATAGATTTTTTTTCAACTGCTTTTATAGCTTTAGTGTTTAAACCGTATTTAGTTGTATATTTAGAAGGGTCTGTTTTAAATTTAACTTTATTAGGTTTTACTTCTCCAGCTATAGTATTTATAGATTTATTATTTTCAAATTTTCTTAAATTAGGTCCAGTAGCTTTACTTAAAAAAGTACCTTGACTACCAGGTTTTGGAGTATGCATTCCTTTAAAAGCACCATCTGATTTTTTTAATAACTTTCTTGGAGTAGGTGGCCCACTTAATTGTGTTGTAATTACATTGCTTGCTTTACGTCTTGCATATTCTGCACCATATTTTTTAGCCCATGCTTTTTGACCAGCTTCTTGTCTAGCTTTTTTAGCAACTGCACGTCTTTTAGCTTCAGGACTATCTATGTAATCTTCTACTAACCTGTAATCAGGTAATCTGTTAACCATTAATCAATCTTTCTGCCATCAAGTTTAGCAGAAACAACCTGCAGTTCGCCACTTATCTCTTGTAATTTATCCATTATACCTTGTGGTTGTATCATGTTAGGAGCTGTTTCGTTACTTAGTTCTATATCTCCATCATAATTTATGTATGTAACTTCTACATCTTGTCCTGATACTATAGCTTCAGCTACACGAGGGTATACAAGTTTATATGCATCTCTACTTGACCCAATAAACCCATCTTTTTTTACTAAATTACTTTCTTGTGAATTTCCTAATAGCAAACAACCAGCTGTATTCTCATCTGTATTACCTGAATGCCATAAAATCCACTTAAAATTAGGTACATCTTGTACCCATATCATACCGTGATGCCAATCTGCACCGTATCTAGCTAGGTATTTGTTATGAAATCCACCTTCTTCACGTAGTTTAAGCTTGTATGTACCTGCAGGAATACGTGTTTCACCATATACTTTAACGTCACGTTGTTCATCTTCTAAGGTATAACAAAGAAATGTTTTTTTTCCATTACTCGCATCAAGTAATATGCCTGATGTCGAATCTTTTCCTGAACTAAATCTTAATACTTCTAATTTCATTATTTTTTAATCTTTTTAATCTTACCATTTTCTGTACGGGCAAACTTATGTGTTTTAGTTTCTCTAATAAGAGTACCGTAATAACGTTTACCACCCCACATCCAACTAACTTTTTTAGACATTAACTATTCCTTTGTATTTTTTACACCAAGCAAACTCTTGTACTACTGCATTCCATACTGTGCAGTTACCTGAAGGTTGATAAGCATAGCAGTTACTACATTGTTGTTTACCTTTAGGATATAACTGATATGCAGCAGGTAAGTTGTTTATATCTTCGTTTTTATTAATTACCATTTAACTTTATCTGCCCAATAAGCAGCTGACATTTTACCTTTCTTAATGTTTTTAGCATGACGAGCTTTAAAAGATTTTTTTCTAGCTTTATCTTTAGCTGACTTAGGATTTTTACCTGCACCAGACACACCTTGTTGACCAAATCTTATTAATTTAAGATTATGTCCTTCTTGTGCCAGAACCATATGAGATTTTGTTGCATGTCCTGGAGTACGTTTAGGTTTATTAACACCTTTAAGATTGTGTTTTTTTATTAACGAAGCTTTACGAGATGCATGTGACATATACTAATATTTATAGGTTTTCTTAGGTTTATTCTTCTTCGCAGGTTTCTTCTTTTTTTGCATAACTTCTCCTAACAATTTTATTGTAATCTATACATCCTATATTACCACAATACTTAACTTTATTGCGAATAATAGTTTCTTGATTACATCGATTACATTCAGTTACCAAATTTAATGTCCGTGGTTGTTTGCTTCCAAATATGCTAGTCTAGTTTTTAAGTCGTTAAGTTCCCACATACTATTGTTAACACTTTGTATTTGTGTTTCTACTCTAGTTAACGAATCATTAAGGTCTTGATACTCCCATTTTTCTAGTAAATAATATCTATCTAAATCAAAACCACCATCTCTAACCTGTTGCTCTAAGTTAAACAAGTTAGCTTGTAAGGTAGCCATTTCTTCATTAAACCTACCGACATTCTGTGCGGCCATCTCTAATGATTGTATCTTTTCATATAGTACAGCTATATCATTCTGTACATATGTAGATTCTTTAAGAGTTATAAATTCATACTCAATGTTATTCATTCTGTCATCAATTCCTGTAAGAGTAATAAGTACAGCATTAAGAGATTGTATACCAGCACCAACAGAACTCATCAGAGCTATACCAGTTACTATTAAACCTAAGTTATCTTTTATTTTTTTTAACACTAAGCCACATTACTATTAGAAATTCAATCATTATCCACCAATTTTCCAGATAATTTCTGTTATTTCCGAATCAATACCTTGTATAATGTTTAATACATCACTAACTTTTTGGTTTGCATTTATTATTTCTACTTGCAACGCTGTAACTTGTTGTTGCAAATCGTTAACTGTTTTAAATAACCAACCTACAAGTGCAGCTAAACCACCTTGTAATACCTGGTTAAGATTTATTTTTGCTTCCATTACATTGTTAAGCTACCAACAATTAATATAACTGTGGCAACTAATCCTAATACTTTATAAAATTCTGCTTTGTCCAATTTGTTATCTAGTTTTTCTTCTAGTCTATCTAATCTTTCTATGACCAATTTTAATAATTCCTTTTGTGTGAAACCGTTACCATTTGAATTTGTCATTATGGTAGGTCATCTCTAGACAAAAAATCCCATTCTTTATCATAAGATATACGATTGTCCCAATCATATTTACTTATTCTTTTAATAAATCCAAGAGCTTCTTTTAAAAAATAACCTAAAAGAAAACCTATTAAATAATCCATAAATTGGATTATAACATATTATTTATGCAGGTTTAGGATTATCTGATTTAACTTTATATATCAGCCATTTTAATAAAAGAAAAGACTGTTCTTGCTTCTGTTGTTGAACCAAATAACTGTGCTCCAGTTGTAAAATCTGCTTTGAATTTTATTTTATCATTTGATGTATCAGATACTTTAATCATTAAATCTTGACTGTGTGTTTTAGTTTCAGCAGTTCCAGATTGGTCGTTATACATTCTTATTAATCCTACTGTATCTTCTGATGAGAAGTTGTCATTTGTAGTTACTAAATCAAAATCAAATCTACCACCACTACCACCAACATTAAATAAAACACACATTTTGATTTGCCAATAACCTGTAGAAGGAAATGTCCATAAACCAGAAGATAGTGTCATACCTGTTCCTAATTTAGTTTGCAATGTTCCAGTCGGTCTAGATAAATTATTTTGTACTGGGTCTGCATCAGTATTTAAAGTGTTTGTTAAAGTCCATTCATCATATTCAGTAACTCCACTTGCAATAGAAGGTATTGCACCATCTTTAATTAGTAAGCCATCTACAGTTACACCAGAACCAGAGGTTCTTTCGCCTATAACATTAACATTTAATGTACTCATTTTGGATTATTGTCCTTTACTTCTTTTAATGCTGTAAAAAATTCACCTGTGTTATCTAGTGTACCATTGTTTATATCGTGCCATAGCTTATCAAA